CTACTAAATTCGTCGCCGCCACGCTGCTGAAATTTGTGATAGAGTTCGTCCAGTAGCGGTTCCCCACGCCGTCTGAGGTCAAAACTGCGCCAACCAGGTTAGTGCCCACCGTGGTCAACCGACCTGCGGGCACGGTGCCGGTGGTCAATTGCGAGGCGTTTAAAGAGGTAAGGCCAGACCCACCTCCAAAGAATCCGACGGCGTAGATTTGGCCTTGGTCAAAGGAAACAGTCGAGCTACCTGCTACGTTTTGGAAATCAAACATCCCAGAGTCGCCAGAGACTATCCTGTTCGTTCCGCCATTTGGCTCGTCCAACAAAATCTCAGAAAAAGTCTCTCCGTTCGTAACAACACTTATAGGCAGTTGCGCCAGAGGCACAGTCCCACTTGTAAGCTGCGAGGCGTCGAGGTTGGTCAGGCTGGAGCCGTCTGTCTGCGTGAACACGCCTTGTTCCATCGCCAACCCCTTGACCTCGCTGGCGTCGAGTGCTCGCGTCCAAATCTGCCATCGGTTGCAGAAAAATTCCTCGTTGTATGCGTTGAATCCGAGAATGGGATAGAACGAACGTGCCGGAAAACTGCCGTCCACCGAATTGGTTTGGCCCATTAAAACACCGTCCCAATACAACCTCATGGTGTTTGTGGAAACGGTGGCCGTAATCATATGCCAGTTGCCATCGTGACCTCCGTTGGGGACGGTGGAGGTGATTGTCCGAACACCGAAAGCGTCGTCCGTTCTGGACTGAATGCTTGTCCCGCCAATGCCTGACGCCAGATACACGCCCTGATTTTGCAGCATGAAGTAGTTGGTGCGGCTGCCCGATGCGCGGAACACCACGTTCACGGTGATGTTGGAACTGGTCGTGAGCCAGCCGCCGTCATTGTTCAAACTCACCACGTTCGACTGACTGATCATCACGGCAGGTCGGCCAAGGTTCGTCCAAACGAGGTTGTTTGCGTCTGGCGGGTTGAATCGCTTGTTTTCTTTTGCGCGGTTCCAAACGTAGTTGCCCGAACCTTCAAGGAACGGAATGTCCAGCATCAGATCACGCGAGAAGTTTTGTGCGCCCATCTCAGAGAGTATCGGCCCCTTGACGTTCACCAGCAGGTTAGAGCCGAACATGCGGGACTGCTTCACGTTCAGCGTCACCAAATCAACACCAAACTCCAAGAACGGGTAATCCACCACGGGAAGCGATACGCCAGTGGAACCATACACCTGTTTCACATAGCCGCTCAATCGATTGCTGACATCCGTGAAGATATTACCTGCCAGCAAGCCAAGCCCATCGCTGCCGTAGTCATCATGGTTCTCAAGCCCGTAAGCATCGCATTGAATGAATATTTTTTGGTCATAGGGAAGCAGCACTTGCGGGGCGGCATAGAACGGGTATTGCAAACAGAAGTTGAAGATTTTCCCAATGGTGATGGACGAGGAACTTCCAGCCTGCGCGTAGATGCCCAACGTATTGGCCGTCAGGTTTACGTTGTCTATGAACGTGTGTTCCTGCGCGTAGATGCAGTTGGGCCAAAAACTGATTGAAGTGTCCCTGATTCGGTAATCGCCCGAGTTGTAAACCTCGGGGCCGTAGATGGCAAAGGTGTTGGTCGGCAAATTGTTTGTGCCAGTGCTTCCAAACGCAGACGGCGGATAATAAATCGGCTCGCCAACCGTGTTCGGAATATAGCCTTCAGAAATGTCCGCGTCGAAGGTGCAGTCCTGAACGTGCAGGCCACCACCACGCTTCCAGTAAAGCGCAGTCCGACGTGGGTTTGGAACCGTGCGAAGAGTCAGATTTTCAAACTTTGTGCGAATCGGAGAGAACACGCTGGATTGAGTGAAATCCTCAAAGAACGCATTGGTCTGGTTCGCGGTTGGGGCAGTCACGTCCATGAGGACAGTGCCATACCACGGCACGCCATTGTTGTTCACCCAATACGTCATCGGAGGCTGATGCTCTCCAACGATGGCGAAGGTGACCGTCTCGTTTGTCGGCGCATTATAGGCCACAACAGGCATCCGAATCGTGGTGTTCGCACCACTCGCGGAACGATGAGACGAGCCGAACAGATACACGCCCTTCGGAATGTGGATAGTCCCGCCGGTATATCTCAATGAAGCCAGCGCGTTACTCAGCGCGGATGTGTTGTCCGTTCCAAAAATCGCGTCCTTGCTGCTCGTTGTGATGCCGGTATTCGCCAGCGTCACGCTGGTGTCGCTCGACCAAGTTGCGATGGTCGTGAGCGTGCTGGTCAGGTTGGTCGTGTCAAGGTAGGCAAGAAACAACTTCCCCGTGTCGCTCTGCGAAAATGTCCCTGCCGGAGCGGTGACGACGCCGGAGGCAATGCTGATTGAGTTGAGCTTCCTGCCGTCGCCGCGCCCGCCGTATGGAGTAAGCGTTGAAACCGTGAGGTTGTATGCGGTCAGGTTCGTGGAGTTATTGGTCGCCACGTTCAGCGTCGTGATTGTCGCGTTTGTAACCGTGAGCGGGTCGCTCACCGTGCCGCCGCCCCCCAGCCCGTTGGTGATGCTGGCCGTGACGTAGTTGGAGGGGTTGGAGGACGGATACCAGACGCTGGCGACGGCTGTTATCGTGCTGCCGTTGGTGGCCACCTGTGAGAGCGTGTAGGTGTTCGTATCGTCGGGAACATTGAAGGCTATGGAATACGGCCCAACCAGCGCCTTGTAGCCGCCAGCGTGCAGCGTTGCCGTCACCTGGCCGTTGCGCGGCTGATACTTTTGGGCGGGCAGCGTGTAAACATTTGAGCCGCCAAACACGGGATTGCTGGTGTTGGTGATGGTGACCTGGCTGTTGAGGCTCGCGCCCGCGAAGTCACGCAGGTTGATCTCAACCGTAGCAGCCGATGCCGTCAACGCGGCGAACAGGAAAAAGAGATGGCGCATCAATTATCGCGATGCGTCAACGATTACTCCAAAACCACCGCTCCATCCGGCACATTGCCCGCCGTAACGGTCAGGTCCGTCGTTGTCCCGGCATTGGCCGTATAGGCCGCGCCTCGCACCAGCACCGGCAGGTAAGCGTTCGACCCGTCAGCCAGACAGCACTTCACATACACCACCCGCGCCCCGGCTGGCAGGATTTCCAACGTGGTGCCCATCGCTGTGCGGGACACACGATAGCCGACACCGGGCTTGATCTCCGAAGCGAGGCACGCCCGAAGCAGCTTCCTGCACCAAGCCGCTATGGGATTGCTGGTGTCTGGTTCGGTTGGCCAAATCATGCGGTGTTGTAAAGCAGCGTTGCCCACAGCCCCCACTCAAACTCCTGCTGGAGCTGGATGCGGGCATCCACGGCGTCGGTGATGGTCGGGTAATGCTTGAGCCACCCATAACGGAACGACAGGCCGTTGTAGGTCACGGTGGATGAGTTCGGCAGGTTATTGGAAATGCTGGCCGGGATAGCCTCAGATGAGCGGAGCGAGGCCGTGGTGTAGATGGCCTCGACATTGGTCAGACTGTTGCCCAGCACATATCCGCTGGAAACGCTCTGTGTCTTTCGCAGCACCGGCTGGCTGACGGTGAACGATTTCACGCCGTTCTTCATCAGCACGTATAGGCTTTGTGCGTTGCCGCCGCCTCCGTCCCATTCGTCTGTGTCAAAAGCCTTTTTGCCCTCCAGATAGTCGCGCAGCTTTTTGATATCCGCGTCCGCGATGCCCAGGTCTGAGGTGACGGAAGAATCAAGGATGTCTTTCTCCACCCGGTTCGCCGTCAGCTCCCATGTATCCACCACGCTCAACTGCGGCTGCGGATTGTTGTTGCCGTCAGTCTGTGAGTCCGTTCGGCCCTTCACCTCCCACACACCGCCGCCAATCTGCCGAACATCCACGGACGTGTAGGCGCCGGAGTTGACCAACTCGATGCGCTTGGCTTCAACCTGCGCCTGCGTGCCCGTCCACGGAATCACGGTGAAGTGCCCGCTCTTCCGGTCCCATCCGCGCTCGATTGAGCCTTGAACGATTGAGGTTAAGGAAACTTGGTTCATATCATCACGCCGGGAATCCTGTCGCGCCGGTTCCGGGCTTCATCTTGCCGTCGATTGAACGCAGCACACTCAACTGATCGCGGGCAACGCGCAGAGCTTGGTCCGCAATCAGGTCGCGCATGGATGAGCCGAGGAAGTTGCCAACGGAGACGAGAGAATCGGAGGCGGGTTTGCTGCTGCTGCTAATTTTCTCTGGGAGTGAGTCCCTTTCTATTTCGGCAACATTGGCCTTATGCTTTGCGTGTATTGACGCAACAAGCGCCTTGTTTGCCGCCTTTTGTGCGTCACTGGCCTTTGCCCAATCCCCCAAAACTTCCGCCGCCTTTGCCAGTTCGGCCTCGTATCGGATACCCTCCAGCAGCTTCTTCCTCTTCTTTTCGTCTGGTTCTGATTCGGCACGATTGGCTCGCTCCATTGCTTTCATTTCTTCCACCGAGGCTTGCCCGCCAAACCTCTTGCGTATTTCAGCAATGGCAGCGTTCCGCTGCTCTCGCGATCCCTTCATACCCTGAAAACCAATCAGCCTCACATAGTCATCGTCAGAAATCTTCCCCTGCGATCGCATTTTGGATAAAAAGTCAGAAAAGGCTTTTGTCGTCGCGTTTTCTACAGCGTCTGCGGCCTTGCCTGACTCTTCTGCTTGTTTTTGGGCCTTAACCATTCGGTTGTATTCTGAAACGGCCTTTGTGACGGAATACAACGAAGCGCCAAAAACCGCGACAATCCCGCCAGCCTGTAGCATTGAGCTTCCGAGTGCGCGTGCCGCTTCTTGGACGCCATAGAAAGCACTCAGCCCAACCCCGGCAGCACTCCCCACTGCCGTGTCTGTGCCCATAAGCCTCGCAGCCTGAAGTCCGGCCATCGCAAGGCGTTTTGAGCCTTTTGCGTTTAGCCTGCCCTTCATTGCCAACATGGCGTCTTCGCCCATGGCGGATGCAGCTTGATCTTCTGCTAACTGTGCCTGCCTCTCAGCCCTCCGTTGCGCCCTTTGCCGCAACAGCATTCTAGCCCTGTTCCTCCTGGCTGCGGCCTCAATGTCTGCGTCCAGCTTGTTCTGCGCGTTTACGGCGTCCCTGCTGTCCAGCGTTTTCTTCCAGAAGTCCTCGTATTGCTCTTTTGCCCCAGAAATCTTGTTTGGCGAGAATATGGTTGACCTCGACGCCAGCACCCCCGTGGAGAATGCGGCTTCCATGCTCCCCCTCACGCCGCGAGAGAATTCCATCATTCTTCGCTCTGCGTCTTCAAGCCCTGAAATAAATCCAGAACCGTCAAGCGAGAGTTCAGCTTGAACCTTAAAGGCCAAGGGCTTTCCTTTCTTCTTGCGTCATCAGCCTGACCACGCCCTCGCCCTCTGCGTGCTTGAAGAAATCGGCTAGGGCGCGGGATAACGGGACATTGTAAACATCCTCCTGCGTGTAACCGCAATCGCGGGTCAATACATGGGCAAGCGATTGTGCCCAATGCCCACCAGCCCCGCCCTCGTTGGGCTTCATGTCCCAATAGGCCGGAGAGCGCGAGTGGGCATCAACGTATTTCTTGAACAGCTCAATCTTGTCTGAGATTTTTACGTTTCCAACCTTCTTGCCAAACAGCGCCATCTCAATCTCAAAAGGTGATGGGACGGTAAGGCCAAGCCTCTTAAAAAGCCTTCCGGCCCATTTCCTCCAGCCTTCAGGCTCCGGCTTGTTCAGCCATTGCCAGAACTGATCCTTGGCCGGGTCAGGGTGGCTGTCCATCGAGCAAACCGCCACGCCCAGGAGCAAATCCCCAAGCGTGGCGGGCTTGACTTCATCGGCCACAAAGGCGCAGCCGAGGCGATACAGCTTGACGTAGTGTCCGAGCGAGAAAGGCTTCAGGTTGACGCCCAGCACCTGCCAAGGCTCAGGATAAGCCGCATCGAAGTAGTTGCTGGTCGTCGCCATTGCATCGCGTTACGGAACGGAGTTCTGGAGGTAACGGCTGATGGAAATGCGGGCCATCAGCGCGGCGGTGTTGGAGCGGCTGAACGTCACGCCGTCCACGATGAAGGTCGCGTTGAAAGGCGAAATCAGCGCGTCGGTCAGCGAGATGGTGACGCCTGCGGATGGGTATGATGTGATCGCCAGCGTGCCGGCGTTGCTGCCGCTGGTCGGCACAAATTCAATCGTGCCCTTCAGTCGGTGGTCATACTTGGCCACGCCTTTGGTGTTGCCGTCGCCGTCCTTCACTAGGTATTCGTCCGCCTCCGCGCCCATCTCGGCGCTCTGAAGCAGCGTGATTGTGCCAAGTCCGGTCAACGTCGAGCTGGTGCTGGACGTGCCAAACGCGATGCCTGATCCTACAAAAGTGTTCGCCATAGTTTTTTAGCCTTTCAAATGGGGAGAATCGTCAACGCTACGCGGTGAACTGGTAGGCGCAGCAGTAGATTTCGACGGTCTGTGTTTCGGTCCAGCAGTCGCCGTCCGTGTCATAGGCGATCTGGTGCGGGGCCGACCCGCCAAAAACGCGAAGCCCAGGCTGGGCCGTCTGGAGTTGCGTCTCGATGTCATCCCGCCAGACGGCTTCCTTGACCGCCAAGCACAACGCCTCATGCTCGCCGGCATCGTCGGCGGCCACCGACTTGCAGGTGATCTCCACCGTGGCCCGGTAGTTGCCGGACTTGAACGGCTCCTCCACAGCTTGGGTCAGGCGGACGATGACGGCAGGCGCGGCCTTGTCGGTGGCGCCAATCCCGGCGTGGACGGTGGCCGCCAAGGACTGGTCGTTCAAATAGTCCACAAAGGCGGACTCAACTAGGGAGCGCAGCGTTGCCATTCAAGAGGGCGGGCGTGTCAACGAACGCGCCGGATTGTTTCGCGCATCTTGCGCTCAATGTATGCACGCATCGATGCCGTCTCGTCGTTTATCGCCTCCTTGAGCGCCGACCCAGCAATCTTGTCCAGCTTTCCGCCGGGGTCTTCGCCGCGCTTGGCCACACTGGCGTTCCAGAGAACTGCGCGGGCAACAATGCCTGGATTGGCGGCTGAAAACCCGCCCCTTGGATTTTTGAACGATGATTCAGACATCCCCAAGTGGCGCTTGCCCGCCTCAAACCTGTCCCTAGCGTCCATCTTTCTGGCGAAACCCTTGATGGCAGGAATCCAGCCCGAACGCATGAACGCTCGCGCCCGCATTCTGGCCGCTTGGATCTGCTTCACAGCAGCCTTCAGCGCGGACAGCCCAGCCTTGGATTTTGGCGAATAGCCCTTCCCGTATTTTTCCTTTGCCCACTTTTCAGCCATCACGCCGACCAAGGGTGCCGGTTTTCCTTTTTTGCTGACCTCTTTCCAAAGGCCACTGCGGATGTCTTCCTTGCTCGCCATCATCGTGTTTCTTGCCGCGCCACGGGCGATGAAGAACGCCTTCGCGTTGATGATGTCGGCAACGTCCTTTTTTGAGTGCTGCATGTAGGATCGCAGCGTCCTTTGAAATTCGCTGGTGTTTATTTTGATGCCGGGAACCATCACGCCCCCCTGCTGTCGTCAACCAGGTTGATGACCAGAAATGTCCCACACGGCGAATGGCTTACATCGGAAATCCGCATGGAGCGCGAGCCGATGGTGATTTTGTCCTGAGCGGTTGGCGGCGTTCCGCCGAACTGAGCCAGCCGCGCCACCAGAACCAAATCGGCGGCAAGCGCAAAGCCGCCCTCCTCCAGCGCTCGGCCCTCGGTCCTGTCGCCGATGGTGCAGGTGTAGGTGTTGCCCGACCAGGTAAAGGTCTGCCCAAGCTCTGCCTCCACCATCGCCAGTGCGTCTTCGTAGCCGTATGCGCTCATACACCTAGAGCGCGTTGACAACGGCGCGTTGCCGTGAGTGACAAGACCAAGCGTTTTCAAGACCTATACGAGCGCGGCATCGAGGCGTTGGCCAGAGGGCAGGACGAAGAGGGCAGCAGGCTGATGTATGAGGCCGCCAAGCTGGCCCCCGAGGGCTGGCTGCAAATCGCCATCCAGCTCGTCAAAGACGGCAAAGAGGACATCGCGGAGCCGCGCTTCCGCGAGGTGCTGGCGCTGACCAAAGACCCGCTGCTGCGCTGCGCGGCATCGAACAACCTCGGAATGATCTACGCCAATCGTGGGCAGAACGCGCTGGCCTTTGGGCTGTTCGACGAGGCCGCAAAGCTCTGGCCGTCCATCCCAGACAGCCACAGCAACAAGGCGCTGATGAAGCTCCACGGCGCCGACTTCAGCGAGGCGCTGCGCTACGCCAACCGCGCCCTTGAGCTGGACCCGTGGCATGAGCAGGCGCAGTTCATCCGCGCCATGACGCTGCTCCAGTCGGGCGACTACGAGCGCGGCTTCAAGGAATACGAGTGCCGCTGGCGCAGCAAAAACAACGGGCTGGCCAAGCTGCCCGCGTGCGTCCCCGAGTGGACCGGCAACAACGGACGCAACCTCTACGTCTACGGTGAGCAGGGCCACGGCGATTCCATTCTCATGCTGCGTTACGCGCCGCTCATCCGCGCCCAAGGTGTGCGGCTCACCTGGGTGGCCCAGAAATGCCTCGCCCCCATCGCCGCGCCCTTGGTGGATTCGGTAGCTGTGGTGGGCGACGAGATTCCAGACTTCGATTGCCACATCCCGGCGGTCTCGCTGCCCCGCGTTTTCGGCACAACGATTGCCACCATCCCGCCGGCGCCCTACATCAGGGCCGAGTCCCCGGTTGAATACGGCGAGGGCTTCCATGTCGGCATCGCATGGCGAGGCTCCAAGGTTCAGGGCAACGACAAGTTCAGATCAACAAGCCTCAAGGATTGGCGAGCGGTGTTTGAGGTTCCCGGCGTCACCTTCCACTCGCTGCAAGTGGACAATGACGAAGAGGCCAGGGACTTTCCGCACCTTGTGCGCGGAGACAAGCCGTGTGACTTCTTGGAGACGGCGAACAGGGTGGCCGGACTTGACCTGATCATCAGCGTGGACACGTCGCTGGTGCATCTGTCCGGGGCCATGGGCAAGCCCTGCTGGTGCGCCCTGCATTGCCGTCCCTACTTCGTCTATCCCCAGGCGCACGGCGACTCCACGCCGTGGTATCCCAGCGTGCGCCTGTTCCGCCAGGAATCCGAACTCGACTGGCAACCTGTCTTCAATCGCATCGCCTCGGAGTTATGGAAACTTGTCTGATAGGAACCGGCTTTTACGCCGACGCCGCCACCATTTCTGAGATGCGGACGGAATGGTTCGCGCATTGGCTGCCCAACACGCGCCGGCAGTGCAGCAACGTAGTGGTGGTGGACAACTCTTCCGCTCCGGGCCTGTTCCAGTATGACTACAGCTACCGCATCGTCCGCGTGCGCGGGAACCTTGGCCACATGAGCGCCCCGGCCCGCCACGCCACGCGCTACACGGGATGGTCGCTGTCTTGGATGATCCCGGCGCTGATGGCTTACTCCGAAGGGCTGGACTTCTGCTACAAGGAGCAGGATTGCTACGCCTCCGGACCTTGGCTTGAAGCGATCCAGTGCGGTGATTTCACCGTTGGGCGCAACTCGATGATGCCCTGCGAACAGTCGCTCTTCTTCATCCGAAATCACGCCATCCTCGACGTCCTGGCAAGATATCAAGCAATCCGTCAATCGGACTGCCAAGTTTCCACCGAGGAAAAATTCACCATGTGCGGGGCCACGTTCCATGAGGTTGGTCCGGGGCGCGACAGGCCGCTCAACATGTCTGCCCCGCTGTGGTCTGCACAGAAACTAACGAAAGAAGAAATATATGCTAGTAATCCAAGGTTGGTTTGACTTCGACAACATCTACGACGCCGCCGTCCGTGACGCTGGCCCCGGCGACACGCTCATCGAAATCGGCGTATGGAAGGGCGCCTCGCTCTGCTACCTCGCCAGCCGCGCCAAGGCGGCGAATAAAGATTTGCGAGTGATCGGCATCGACAACTGGGCGCACACCGACTGGGATGGATACCACGCCATTCTGCGCCGGGACCGCGAGCAGGGCGAGTTCCGCTCCCCGTTTGAGCAGTGCTGCGCCAACCTGACCGCCGCCGGCGTGCGCGACTTCGTGACGCTCATCGAGTCCGACGCCATCAAGGCGGCTGACTTGTTCGCTGACAAGTCCGTCCGATTCATCTTCGTGGATGACACGCACAACTCCGAACACATCGAGCGCGAGCTGCGGGCGTGGTTGCCGAAGATTGCGCCAGGCTCATGGATTGCGGGCCACGATTACCCCGGCAACATCGAGGCGGGCGTCCGGGCCGTTTTCGGCAGCAACGTCAAACAGGACAGAACAAGCTGGGTCGCCAATGTCTAAGCCAAAACTCTATTACCTCGGCCAGCCCGCAGACGGATACGGCTGGGGCGTGGCCAACACCAACCTCGTCCGCGCGCTTTCCAAATACGCCAATGTGGTGGTGGACAATTCCAAGCGCGACACATTCGACGCGCCCGTGTTCGTGCCCATCGCCGACTCGCACCTTAATCCCATTCGCAAGATAAAGCGTGCGCCCAAGGTGCTTGGCTATTGCTTCACCGAATGGCCGATCGAGGGCGAGGCCCATCGCAATGCACGCCAATACGATGTCATCTTTGCAGGGTCAACCTGGAACGTGCGGCGCCTCGCAGAGAAAGGCATCCCATCGCAAGCGCTGGTTCAGGGAGTTGACCTCGATGTGTTCAAGCCACTGCCGCCATCCAAACGCAAAGGCTTTGTCGTGTTCAGCGGAGGCAAGTTTGAGTTCCGCAAGGGACAGGACTATGTCATCGCCGCCATGAAACACTTCATGGCCAACCACGGCGACGTGGTGCTGCTGACGGCATGGCACAATCCGTGGTCGGAGTCGATGGCATCGATGAAGAAAAGCTGGCTCGTCGGTGAAAACCCGCTGGACGGACTGCCGCTAGACCGCGTCATCAGCCTGCCGCCGATGCCCAACTCCAAGATGCCGGAGGTTTACGGCATGGCGCACATCGGCCTGTTCCCGAACCGCTGCGAGGCCGGCAACAACATGGTGATGTGCGAGTTCATGGCGTGCGCTAGAACGGTCATCGCCAGCGCAGAAACGGGCCACAGAGACGTTTTGAGCGCCGGAGCATATCCACTCGCCACTGGCGACTTGGACCCGGCAGGATGGTTCAACCCGCCCGTCAGCGACATCCTCGCCCACCTGGAACACGCCTACGCCCATCGGAACGAACTCGTCTGGCGCGGGAACCTCTGCCGCGCCTTCACGGAACAATTCACATGGGACGCCTGCGCCCAAAAAATTATGGCCAACCTATGAGCTACGGAAAAGGGAGCGCCAGACGGCGCGAGAATCAAAATGCGGTCAGGCAGAACTGGGACAGGATAGACTGGTGCGGCTCCAAAACCGAACCGTCACGCAGACGCAAGCCCATCCTCAAGCGCCTCGCAGATCGCGTGGAAAAGTAGCTTGTGCGCCTCTTGGATGCGGGCCGTGCTTTCCGCCTCAACCAGCAGCTCGATGGTCGCCATCCCCTTGGTCTGCCCGCCGTCACGCCCCAGAAAACAGACGCTCTCGATCCCAATCCGGTTCGCCTCTTCAATCGCACGGACTACGTTGCGCGACTTGCCGCTGGTGGTGAAACAAGCCAACACGTCGCCGCCCTGAGCTAGCCCGTTCACCTGTCGGGCGAACACATCGTCGAAGCTGTAATCGTTGCCGATGGCCGTCAGCAGCTCGCCATTGGCCGTCAATGAAATCGCCGGGAACGGCCTACGGTCAGACTTGAACCGGCAAAGGAACTCCGTGGCAAGGTGCGTGGCGTCCGAGGCGCTTCCGCCATTGCCGCAGACCAGCAGTTTTCCGCCCCCCAGCAGGCAGCGCCGGATGGTTTGGGACGCGCCAGCAACCGCACCTTCCAGTCCAAGCAGCGACTGGGTGACGCGGATGCTTTCCGCAACGGCAGCCCGAAGGTGGCCCATCAAGCCTCCATTGCACACTTCACCACGCGGCAGGCCGCTGTGTCCGCCTTGGCATAGATGGTCGCCGTGGTCGGCGGGATTAGGAGGCACTCACCCGCCAGCATCTTCATCTCCGTGGGCGGATTGGTGAACCCAACCGTGACGAAATTGGTGGAGTCCAGGTTTTGCAGAAAAATATACTTTGGCGCCCCGGTGACCTCCCCCCAGGTCAGGGCTTCCGCGCTGGTGCCGATAACCTGCGTGTCATACATCATGTCATCCCCGGTCATGTCAATGACGTCAGACGCCGATGCGCTCACGGTTGCGCCGCTCTTGCTGGCCCGCAGGCTCACGCTTAAAACGATTTCAGATGCCATAGATTATACGAGTTTGGATTTGCTGCGCTTCGCGGCCTTGATCGCCACCGGCTCGCGGTTCTCAACCTCCGGTTCGCGGGTCTGGACCGTCTCCACCTCGACCACGCGCACCGCCTTGCCGATGGCCAGCAGGTCAATGCCAACGTCCCGCGAAACCTCCATCGTGTCGCCCGGTTGCGCGTGAGGGTGGCCCGGAACAATGCAGCCACGGATTAATTTGATCTTCACACTTATGGCGCGTTGACAACGTAAAACCGCCGCCCCCATTGCTGAGAGCGGCGGTGTGATTGGTTCAACTATCGTTAGTTGATGATGTCCAAGATTGCGCTGAACGACTGCGGGCGGCGCACGCCGATATCGACCCACTTGTTCGTCAAGATGCGGACCACGCGGTTGCTCGCGAGCGTGTAAGGGTCAACCACCACGTCCGTGCCGGTGCCGAACTCAGCAATCAACAGGTCGTTGAAGTTGCCGAAGAACGCAGCGGTGCAGATTGTGGTCGCCGTGCCCTTCGTCAGGTTGGTCTTCAACTGGTTGCTGATGGCCGTCCGGTAGCCGTTCACCGTGTTGCCTGGCTCCCACACGAAGGTGGAATCCAAGCCCGTCTTGGTGATGCTCTTGAGCTTGCCACGGGTGGCCGCGTTGATGACGTAAGCCAAGCTGCCCACATCCGCGTTGTCCGTCGCAATCTCGGTTTCAAGGCTCACGAAGGACGCATAGGCGTTCGCCGTGGTCAGCGCCGATCCGTTGGTGCCCAACGCAACCGTGGCGATGCCCGTGGTGTTCACGATGCCAGTCGGCTCGCCAGAGGTGCCAGCGCCATGGAACGCAGCCAGGTCAATCGCCAGAGCGATGGACTTGATGGCGTCATCACGGATGATGGCGTCGATGGACGGGTTGCTGGTCGCCAGCAACTGCTTGGAATACTGCATCTCGCTCGTAGCGCACTTCGGACTCAGCGTGAGCTGGGTGAAGTTGACGCCGGAGAGGGTCGATGCCGAGGTTTCTGTTGCGGCCCAGTTCACCGTGCCGGCGCCGTTCTGGCGCGGGATGGTGACGTTGCTGGACAATTGCAACATGCGGGCGCCCAACTGGCCAACGACGGCCTGCGAGCGGAGCAATTCCACGAACTCGCTGCCGAGGTTCTGCGTGGCAACCACCATGCCGCCGAGGGTTCCGGTGCCAGCCACCGCATTACGCTGGCCAAGCACTTCATTGGGAAGCCAGAAACCAGTCGCCGCCTTGCCGGAGCGCAGCGCGATTTCATCCGACAGCTCGCGTTCCAGACCGTCCAGACGGCCATTCATGATGCCGTTGATGGCGCGGGTGATGGAATAGCCGCTGATGTCGCGGGCGGTGAACTTCTCGATCTTGGGCGCCACCGCTTCGGCCTTGGGCAGATTGTCAAGAATCTGCTGGCGGAACGATTCAACGCTAAGGTCGCTCTCGATGGCCTTGTCGGCCATTTCACGCACGCCAGCAACCTTGTCGGACATGCGCTTCGCCATTGCCAAGATTTCCTTGGCGCGGGTGTCGGGCTTCTGCTCGACCACCGATTCAATCTTATCACTCATAATTCGTTGTTCTTTCTCCGGTTCCGGGTTTTTGGGTTTTTCCGGCTCCGGTTGTTGCGACTCCAAAGCTTGTTCGCGGCCAACACCCACCGTCGCATCAGCGGGCACGGACACGAGGCTGATTTCGTAGGGTTGCCACGCAAAGCGGACAAGCTCCCGCCCGTCCTTGACCTCTGCGCCCAACTCTTCCGTGCGTCGATAGCCCACCGAAACCAATCGGCGAATACCATCCTGCACGTCCCGCCAAATCTCATCAGCCTTTTGAGACTTGGAAAACCTCACCGTGGCCCGCCCCTTCTTGTCGGCATCGACTCGGGCGGACTCAACGACGCCGATCAACTGCTCGGTGTCGTGGTTAAGAAGTAGCGGATGCCCGCTATTCAGCCTGGACAGGTCGCAATGACCGTCTGCATGGCTCAAAATCTCGTAAAAGCTCCCGCGCTGCACCGGCAGCTCGGAGCTGAATGACAGTTCAACCGTGCGCTTGTCGCCGTCTGCGGCGGCACGGTCCAGTTCCGCTGTGCGGAAAAACGTCTCGCTGGGTGAAAGGCGTGTCATGGTGCTTATACTTTCTCCGTTGCGTCAACGGGACGCGGCTTGCCGTTGCTGCCCTTCGGCATGGCCGCCGCCGTGTTGGCCTCGTTTTTTGCCGTCGCGCTAAAATCCAGACCGTGCGTCTCCGCCAGGTCTTCGTCCGCTGCGATGTCTTGGAACGTGTCCTCGATGTCGCCGCCAGCCTCCGCGATAATCTGCCTGCGGCTCTTGAACCCCTTCTCCACTGCCAGGACGCTGGCCTGCATGTCCGAGAGCGGGTCAACCCAGTCCCATCGGCGCGGCTTGAACTCCGGCTGGTTGAACTTGTCGAACTTGGCCACGGGCAAAACCAGATTGCCGTCCGTCACCGCGCCAGCCACCAGCGCCATCTGCAACCACTCCTCAAAGACGGGCATGACAAGCCGCTCGACAAACCAGTTCTGGATTGCCTTCCACTCCTCGCGCTCCTCCAATAAGCCGGCCCGGATGCTGCTGAAGTTGACGCTCTCCAAATCGTTGGCCAGCGAGGTGTAGCTCACGCCAAGGCCCGCGCTGATTTCGCGCAGTTGGGCCTTGACGAAATCCTTGAACGCGGAATTGGGATGGCTCGGGTCGAAGGATTTGAAATCATACCCGAACGGAAGCTGCTCGATGCTTCCCGGCTCCACCTCCATGTATTTGTTTCCCGCCGTGTCCGTCGCCCCGGTGTAGCCCGGAGGCGCGGCGGTCTGGTTAGGCACAAGAAATCCCATCTTCGCCGCCGCAGATCGCGCTGCCACTACTTCGGCTTCCGAGTATTTTGAGAGGTGACGAAGACCAGTGGTGGCTGAGTGTATCCACGGCGGCGAAACTGATTGGCCAATGCGGTCTGGCCGGTGAAGGTGAATGATGCGGTTGGACGGAACGAACTCACGCCAAAGTCCCGGTCCCACATATTGAAACGTCTCGCCCGGATGATTCTTCAGAATCCAGTAGCCGGCGACCCTCGCGCCAGAATACTGCACGCCCATCTTGACGATTGTTCCGGGCGAAAAAGACGCATTGTAGTCCACGTCAAGGTGGTCAATCTCAATCGGCTCCAAGGCAAAGCGATACGGATTGTCCTCGGGATAATGCTTTCGCAGCAGGACTCCGCCGTCGCGCACCGCCGAGCGCAGCGCGATACGCTGTATCTCAGCCCACGAACTGCACTGGGTGAAGTCGCAGAACTCGCGGCGCGACCATTTGCGATGAGACCTCTCAACCGCGCTGTTGGCCCGCGTGTCGTATCGCTCGATCCATTGGCCCTTTTCGTTCTTGGCCGTTTCCCGAATCTTCGATTGAAACCCGATGCCATCCGCGCCCAGCACGTTGTTCTCAACGAGCTTCAGATACCGGCGCATGTAGTTCTCGTCCCGCTCAAGCGAGCGCGCCCTGTCGCGCATGGTCTTGACATCGTAACGCAGCGCCGAGTCGGCGCTCTGGTTGGTGACCACCCAGTCCTGCGTGAGGCGGCCCTGTATCGCGGCCAGAAAAGAGCGGGCATCCACTGGCCGAGTGTCGTCTATTCTGGAGTAACCCAGCCAGCTTGCCACCTTGTCTAAAGCTCGCATCAGTTGAACCTCATTAAGATATTTTTGCCCGTCGCCTTGCCGTTCGCCGCATCCAGCGCCGCTTCTTCCGCCGAGACTTCCGCACGGTAATAGTTCCGCCAGAACGCCAACTGCTCGGGCGTCATGCGCCCAACGCTCTGGCCGGCAATGGTCGTGTTGATGATGTCCTTCGATGCCCGCCCCTCCATCACCGATTCGATGGCGTCAAGGCACTTTCTGGCATGGCTGCGGGGATCATAGTCTGCCCCGACTTGGGAAAGGTCTTGCCGAACCTCCAGCCGAACATCCGAGACAACGCGAAAGTTGGTGCCATCGTCAACGCGGGCCACCCCGAAGTATTCCCCAGCCGTCCAACCCCCGGTCACATCCGCCGCGACGTTGAACAAATGATCGTTGCCGCTCTGCGTGCTGGTCAGCTCGACCACGGCGGCGTCCTTGTTCTTCAGGAAGTAGGAGAGCGTCCAGCCATCACCGGGGGGATATCCGGCAACCTGAACAGCAAAAAGCAAAGTCTCCCCGGCGTTGATGACCGAGGGCAATGCGGTGAGGGTCGTCAGCGTTGCCATTCATTTTTGCCAGCTTGTCAACGCAAAGCCCCGGCTGGGCAAATCCCCTAACCCCAGCCGGGGCGATTCAACACGAACAACCACACAGAACGACTACACTAATGGGCGGTGGTCAACGCATCCAGCCACCCATCCGGGCCGCCGTCCCGCGCTGCGGCGCAGCCTTGGGTTCGGACGGCTTCAGGTTGCGCCGTATAGCATCGATGTTCGGCCTTAAAATCTCCAGACACGCCAACGAATAGACGCGCATATCCAGCGCCTCGTTTCGCGCCCCGCTGCTTTTCTCGTAAATGCGCTTGGGAAACCCCTTGGTGTAGCGTGTCACGGCCCGCTCGCTGGTAAGCTGGCCAAACCACGCATCGGTGTAGCTGCGAGGGAAGTGACAGTAGCGCGGGCCGGGTGCCTCAATTTTGAGGCGGGAGAAAATCACGTCCTTCGCCTGGTTGGTGGCGATGCTCCAGGTGTCCTGATTCCAGTTCTTGTTGTGCCGGCGCACAGTCAGGTCCACCTGATCTCCGCCGATGCCGAACACCGGCCAAGCCAGCACCCGCGTCCCATGCCGCACGCACCACTCACGCGCAGCCCTTGGCCTGAAATGAATGTCAATGGCAACCGCTGTTGCCCTTAACTCCACGCCGTCCTGCCGCTTAAAGCGCCGCTCGCATTCGTGGCTCAACCGCGACCAAGTGTCCGGCTTCTCTGTGTCGCCGATGATTTGCACCGAATCGATGCCCCATGTCTCGTCGCCATCGCCCACCCCGACCCATTCCAGCTCGATGCGGTCCTTTTGCACGTCAGCACCTCCCACAATCAGCGCCACCTCGTTCGGCAGCGAGTCCGGCGCATACGCCTCGCAACGCGCCGTCAATCCGTTCAGCTCTATCTTTTCGCCCTCCTCCTCCCACGTCTCCGCAAGGAAGGTGTTCGTCCATGTCTTGATCTGCTCCGGTCCGCCCGCCTTGGCTTCAAGGAACTCGACGGCGGCCTGGTGCAGTCTTGAAACAAAGCCGCGCTTCGGTTTGAAAGGAGAGCAAAGCCCGTTGAGAAAATATCCACGCTTTCCAGAAAACGGAGCGGTGGGACGCCATTCGCCCGAGCGAAGCGCATCGCACCTTTCAGCATCTCCCCAAGCTGCCCCGCATGATTCGCATTCATAACGCGCCGTCTCTGGCTTGCCGTCATCCCAGCGAACTTGTCGCCACTCCAAAGTCTGATAGCGCGAACACTTGGGACACTTGCAAAACCATTTTCGTTTGTCTGTTTGCTCATACTCGGCCTCGATTCGGCTCGCCCCCTTGACGGTGGGCGTGCTGGTCATGTAGATGACGGAATTGTGGAAGGACTCAGTGCGGCGGATGGCGAGCAGCACCGGATCGCCCTCGGTGCCAGCGCTGGCCGGGTAGCGGTCCACCTCATCAAGCAGGACAACGCGCCTTGGCCTGCCAGCCAGCCCAGCCGGAGCATTCGCGCCGATGATGGCCAGGTTGCCGCCGGGGAATGTCTTTAGCTGGATTGTATTTCCAGCGTCCCGACTCTTGGGGTCGCTGATGATGTCGCGCAAAACAGGCGTATCCCTCACCGTTGCGTTGAACCTCTCCTTGCTCCAAGCCTGCGCCATCTCAACGGTGGGCTGGACGTGCAGGATTGGCGCCGGGTCGCTTACCACAAAATAGCCAAGGACGTTCTCCAGCGTGGTAGTCTTGGTGGTCTGGCTGGCCCACATCAGACACACGCTTCTTACCGACTTGTCGTTGGCGCAGTCCATCGGCTCTCGCGCATACGGAACAACTGCCAGCGAATACCTGCCGCTCTGGGCGCTGTATTCCCTCGACAAGTATCGGTATCGTTCAGCCCACTGGCTGACTGTCAGCCTTGGTGGAAGCGTCAGCGTCGGGGCCACCCCCAGCCAAAGCCGCCTCCAGCATTCCGCTGATCTCCCGAAGGATTGATTCCTTTTGGTCATCTTCAAGTCTAACGTCGGTCAACACCATCGAGCGCACGGATGTCAGCGGCTTGGACAGCCGCGCAATCAACTCTGCGACTGGTATCAGCTCGCCCATCTTTTCGGCGTTCTCCAGTTCCAGCTTTATTCGCCGTGCCCTGGTCTCGCCTATTCGCTCCGCACCAAGGTCGCCGTGCATTGCTGTGAACACTTCCTTTGTTGTGAACCTTTCCTTGTCATCCAGCTCGGCATCCGCCAGCCGCTTACCCACGGTCCGCGAGTCCATGCCGAACTCTCGGCATATAAGCGACCTGTCCCACGACAGCAGGGCTTTCCTGTTGTTGGGCTTGGCCTTGTGTAATTGGCTTTTTTTATGCACCTAGGAAATGAGGTCGCTGCGGGTCACCA